CTCTCCAAGGTCATTAATGGTACGTGCCTGAACAGCTAGCGCATCAATGAACTTAGATCCGCCTTCAAGGTCTATGATGAGATTATTCTCCAACTGTGCTACAGCACTGGTCTTACCTGCTTTAGGCAGTCCGTATAAAACCAAATACTGAGGATTTGTTGAAGTTGCAGGAACTACTGTTGTAGGTAATGTTATCATATTGACTTATAGTTCTAATGGTTAAAGGATATTAATCTTAATATTCTTAGCACCGTTGGTGTAGATGTTAATGATGATATCCTTCGTCTTATTGTTCAGCGCATTCAAGAACGAATAATCGCTAAACATGTTATACTTGTATATATCAAAACCGATCTGAATCTCATCATCGTAGAAAATGATGGGAGTACCATCGGCAAGAGTATACGTAGTATTAAGCTTAAAGGGGATCGTATAGGTCTTCTTCAGCTTGTTATAATTGGTAAGGAAGTACGTAGCCTTCGTAAACGTATCGTTGTCATAAGTCGGCTTAGCGTTGATGATAATATCATCCAGATAATCATCCGTAGCCTTCTTGAACAAATAATCGTTCTTCTTGATTATATCAGTAAGAATGATGTCATCAAGAATCTTAGAATAATTTGTAGAGTTGTTGAACTGAAAGGTGTTGTTCTTCTTATTGTTAATCTTACCAGAAAAAGTATACTTCGTCATAATATTATCAGCCTATTTTAAGTTAATACTTGTCAGAGCAATTAACTTTCGATCAAATTGTTAAACATCAAGTCGTTCTCGAATTCTAGTATACAAGGTTTACCTGCGTCTCTGTTTTTCAACATATGCATATAAATCTTGTTTTGTGTAGGTAAATGATTTGGTCCGTATTCTTGAATATTCAACAGCTCTGGTCGTTGCATAACAAGGACATAGTCACTTGCTTGAAACATTGCATCTGACGATGATAAATCACTACGCATTGGGTAATGCCCAAGCGGGTTATTTATCCTTTCTGAAGATTCAATATTTCTGTTCATCTGTGCGATCTGTATTATTGACGTTAGAGGCAATTTCTTAGCTTGTATGAATACTCTTTCGAGATCACTTGTTGTTTCTATTACAGAACCAACTTGTTTCGTCAATAATGTATGATCGTAGATTACGATAAAGTGTTTGTTAGATCCTTTAACGTATTGTTCATAGAAAGATTTTATAATTTGTTCTACTTGCATAGGAGTACCCGGATTGTCAACGAAGTAAATTGGGTATTCCTTTAGCTGATTGGAAACTGTGACGACTTTTTTAAATGTATCATCATCCAGGTCCATTTCTGAACTATACAAGTCAGAAGTTGTCTTTCGTAATTTATTTGAAAGAGTTCTTCCTACCTGCCTAAATCCAACCATCTCTAATGAGAAATTTAGAATAATTATATCTTCAGAGGGGTTCAAATCAATTAAATCGGTTGTGAGTAAATTAACCCATGAGCTCTTACCAGTTCCTGAAATGCCAGCTATGGTGTATACGGTATTGGGTTCTATACCTCCCATACACTGTTTATTGAACTTTTTCCATCTGGTTTTTAAAGACACGACTTTATGTTCTCGTCTCCCAGCAATGTAGTTAATAGCTTCTTGAGCTACAACAGACATTGGTCGTATAACATTAGATAAGTTCTGTTCCATACATATTAGTCGCTTGCTTAGATGTATCTTGCATTTCTTCTTCAACTGCTTCCCATTGACTTCTCGTCAACCAATTCCACATTGTCATCATATAACTAAGACTACCTTCACGCATTCGTTTAGATATCTCATAATCGAGACACTTAATTATATGTTCTGCCATTGCTGAACTTTTTCCACATTTTGTATTGAAGAAGTGTCGACACTTGTTTATATTAGCTCGCAAATAGCATTTTGTACCATCTGTTCGCATAACATATACGGGATACATATCATAGAAAAGATCGAAGTAATCTTTCTTGGGTATTACTCCTTTTTTTAGCTTTTCTGTTGCTATATATTCCCGTAAATCTCCTCTCTCTATCGATTCGATTAACCCTGTGTCGATTAAGTATTGTATTTCATCATCGCTTATAAGCTGTATGACTTTTTGGATTTCTTGATATTTAGGCTGATATTTATCCAATACAATACTTAGGAACAATAATTGATTTGAGTTTAACTCTGGAAATTCATCCAAGAGTTTTGTGTTTACTTCAATAATCATATTGACTCTAAGGTTCTGTAATTACTAAAATAATTCTAATTGTTGTTCGGTGAAGTCAGCGATTATCTTTTTAGCTTCTCCGATATAGTACCGATAGTTAATCTTTCGATCTTCTATCGTGCAATCATCAAACTTATTCAGGATAGTAACTCCTGATTTAGTTAGCATATTAGACCACGATTCTTCTGGAATATCATATTCCTCTGGGTATCCCCACGGGTTTATGAGTGTATGGTGTCCAGGATTATCGTTTTTCTTTACTTTATAAAGATATGGTCCATTAGTGCTTGCATAAAATCTATTGATACGTTGTACAGGTTTATCACCATGTACAACTTTAAACTTCTTGTCTACTGCTTGTGACATCAAGAAATCACGGATATCTGTATCCTTCTCAATAGTTTCTGTCACCGGCGTTTTGTGTACAAAGTATGCTATTACCGCCTTGGGAATGACCACTGGCGACAAACCTTTGCCTAATTTGGTCTCAGTTATAAACATACCTTTTCTCTCTATCAAGTCTGGGTCTTTTGACTCAGAATACCCTTTTAATACCCCAAAGTAGTCATTAATAGCGTATTGATAGAATGCTTCATACTCATCAGACTCGAATTCTAGTCGTGTAATCTGTTCCACTTCTGAGATAGCTTCCTGAATTCTTTCTCTAAGCGTGTTTTTAGCCCTATAGACAACGCCATCGGTGTTTACTTGTATAATTTCACATCCGAGGTCTAAAAGTCTGTCTACGAGCATTAAAAGGATCAGCTGACCGTTTATTCTGATCTTAAAAACGTTGAACGGATCATACATCCAACTAACCTCCTGTTGCATCTTGCCTGTAGGAGAGTTAAGCACGATCTTTAGAAACTTATTCTTAACTTCTTGTCCTGTATGTTTTGCTTCTAATCGTTCAGCTTTTAAACCGGCGAATAGATCACAAAATAGTTTTCCCAAATGTCGAGGACCCCATTGGTACTCTATTAGAAGAGATGGATACATGCTTGCAACATCTGCATGACCAATGAACTCGTCTTCATTTGGAAGGAATATCTTAGGATTGTGGATAGAATGGATTCCACCAACTCCTATAGAATATACCACATTCGAGAGAACGAACTTCTTCTCGTAGCCTTTGCGTTCTTTAGAGTATACTACCTGTTTCTTCATATCCTCTAGAACGTCTTGTAACTTTGGATTTTTATATTTTATAAACGGCAGAATAACATCTTTTAACGGAATGTAATCCATTGGAGATCTCATTTCCTTTATAACATTTTTTGGAATACCTGACTTCTCAGAATATTTTTCGAGTAGAAAGGTCTCTGCCATCTTAACACTATCCATAGAGAGACAATCTATGCCGTGTTCTTTTTCAATAAATAAACGCAATTCAATGTCTTTCTTCAACCGGTTTAGTAACTCTGTGGTTGATTCAACATCATTAACATTATATACAATCATATTATCAATCTCTGAATTTATCAAAGGTTGATTGAAGTCTCCTTCATACTCTTGCACATTATGATAATGCATAGTTACTTGCATAGTTTTCAAACCTACTCGTAACTTTTGACTAAATTGCATTGTAAGAAGATCCATCGATTTGAAGTAATGTGCATACTTCCATCGTTTGAGCTTCTCACGACTCCCTTCTTCGTCTTCCACTATACACTTGGAAAGATTGAAAAGAGACTGACAAATCTTATAGTATGGCAGACTTGTCAGCTTATCTTTATAGTCTACTATATAATTTATGATTACATCATCATAGTGATGATTGTTATAACCACAAAATATTACATTGGGTTGTAAAAAGAACGAAACCAACTCAATGAGTTGGTTTTTACGTTCTGAAATCTCAAATTTGTATAGTTGACCAGATTCTGTATCTTTGCAACAACAGTGGAAACAATTCGGGAAGATTTCTACATCGTATGTATAGACTAACCGATTTCGTATCCACATGACTCTTAGGTTCTTTAGTTAATACTAGTGCAATCTGTAGGATTCGAACCTACATCTTCAGTTTCTTACCACTCTATGTTACAAGATTGCTAGCGCACACCGAGGAATTGAACCTCTCTCCGTTTCGCGAGGACTTGCTTGGCAATGTCCACGAAGAACCGTCCTAGCGTCAATTAGACTCCGGTAGTGTGCAACACAGTTACGTGCTAAGCAGAGGCTTTACTGTGCATTATATGTTTAAGCAGCTTTTGGTAGAATTACTCTTCCTTTTTTGCGCTTATGGTCCTTGAGATTAGTACAAATCAGTTTGTCATTCTTAGACTTTTCTTTGTTTGTAATCTTTTGGGCCTTTTTCAAAAGCTTGGAGTCGTCGTTTAGTTCGTTGACTTTATGACCTTCTCCATTCTTATCTTTCAGTTCCGCTACTGGTTTTTCTGAAAACTTGGAATCAGATTCCTTGTATCGACCAGTTAGCGGCAATTTGTCAAACATCGAGACAACGAAGTCTCGTATTCGTTCTATGGCCTGTTCGCGTTCTTTTTCCCATGCAGGAATCATCTCGTCTTTGAACAGGTCATCATCAGGACAAGGTTTGGGATGTTTTCGTTCCCATTTCTTTACCTTTTCATCCTCATACGCCTTCATCTTGGCGGCTTTGCCAAGATTCTTCAATAGACCCTTTTGATAGTCGTCGTATTTTTTAGTGGGGAATGTAGAATGAATCATAACCTTTTCAGTTATATGTGTTTCCTTGTTATATATCCACTCCATATGTTTCTTCATCATCGACTTATATTGCGGATATTTTTTCTTCTCCCACTTTTCTGCAGATTGTACATAATGTACATCTTTATCACCAAACGTTACCTTGGTCAACTTCTTTTTATCGAAAGTCGGCTTTTTCTTAGGCATGTTGTTAACGGTGTGTTGGCGGCTATAGGCTGCAAGATTCGCTACTTTTCTTCTACGAATCTTAATACGTATGTTGCTATGTCCCATATTATTTTTGCAATTAGGTTAAACATACGTCAAGCGGCTTTCTTAGCTGTTTTAGAGCCTTCTGACGGCTTTTTGACCTTCATCTGGGCAGTTATAGCCTTTTGCTTAGAAACGCGCTCAGAGAGCGTTAAAATGGCTTGTACGTTGTTTGCCTTTTTCCAAGCACGCTTTCCAATCTTAACCTTTGTAGGATTGGTTCCTTTATTAGGACGAGGAGTAGGCTTACCGCGCTTTAGCGGTTTTCCGTTACGCAGATAGAACTCCGAACTATGCACACGAATCTTCTTTGCAGTTCCGTTAGAGTCCTTTATGCGGCCTTTCTGCAAGTCGTGGAACCATCGCTTACTTCCATGCATACGGTGTCCGCGCTTTGCATGTTTTGCATTAGCCTTTGCTTCTGCAGTATTGTTTGAAGGCTTCTTTATAACCTCCTTTTTCTGTTCAGGCAGGACAGAAGGCTTCTTTATTACGTACTGATGTATCTTCGCCTTCGGTGGCATAATACTTCGTAAGATTCCAAGAGTATTTTGGTCTCCTGTCATCATGATATGAGAGTCAGACATTACGTCTGTGGTAAGGTTGGCATTCTTTATAGCCTCCTTCACCATGTTTATATCCTCCTTGTTGAAGAATATCAGTATACGATATGTGTTAGGAGCGTTTATTTGTTTTATCAGCTCCTCTACATACTTCTTGGTATCCTCATCGGATATCTTCATCCGCTTGCATCGTCGCTTCAGAGCAGCTACGCGAAAGTTCTTATACTGTTCCTCACGAGCCTTCTTGCGAGCATCGGATTCCTTTATAGTTATTACTTTGCCGGTAGGCACCTTTGATGCCTTAGCAGTTGTATTCTCAGTCTGTATATTCTTGTCTGTGGTCTGACTATTCTTAGCAGTTTCCACCTTATTGTTCTTACTCATTTTGATAATGCTTTATTGTTTAGAAAATTTTGTTAATTAGTCGCGAGAAGAAATTCTTCTTCTTGAATATATATACTATCTCTTCACCAGAACCAGTATTGTGGACTACCGTAGTAACCAAATCGTAGTTCTTGCCGTACATATTGAGTCGATTGTTGCTTAGAAACTCTTCAACTACTATTTGTATATATTTTGTTTTCATTTTGATAATGATTTAACGTTAATAATATTTGGGAAATACTTGTGATCAGTACGGGAACGATCCGCTCATATGTTTCTTTACACATATGCACCAACATCTGATCTATCTTTTATTGTTTATAAGATAACATCCATCTCAAACTTAGACTTAATGCTGTCATCGATAGCAATATCAGTCTTATTATTGAAGTCATCCATGTTACTATCATAATCGTTAGCCTTGAGCTGCAGATCCTTAATCATGGATGTAATCTTGGCACTAGTAAACACCTCATCCTTTGAGATATTCTTCAGACCCTTCTTAGCCTTAGTCTTGTGGTCAAGAGTATGCTTATTCATCAACTCTATAAGCTTAGAAATAAGCTCCTTTGCCTCGTTTGCCATAAAGATGTTATAGTTATTTGTCTTCTTAAACTCCTCCACACTAAATGTAGTATAGCCCATATTAAGATAAGCCAACATACCCTTAATGTACACGAGCTTGTCTGCCAACTGAGTAATCTCATTATAGAGAGCCTTCAAGTCGTGCTTGCGGTAACCATTCTTGACCTCCTTCTTACTCATAAGATTCTCGGCCATAATAAAATTCCACAACTTCTTCTTCTGATTGTCAATATCCTTACGAATACTAATAATCTTTGCTGCATTCAACTTAATTGATTTATTCGTCATATATATACTGATTTAGTTAAACTTCTATTAAATTGAATTCGAGCATCATTTACCTGTGACTTATAGTAAATCTCTTCACTATAAACCTAAAACAAGCCTTTGGGAAGAATAGTCCCGCAAGACTTTCTTCCCCATACCCGCAGGTACTTTTCAGGTTTGTTTATATAAAATTTAAAATCTCTCAATAAAGATCTATTCGCATAGTCATTCTGTATTAAAAGGTGCTTGTTCTAACCGCAGCTATTACAAGCTAAATCCCGCAGGATTATTATCCTTTCGTCACATGAACTCCCGTACAACCTAGGTCAAAATTAAGAAATAATCGACCAGTAGCATCAGGAACGCGCACTGTGCGTTTGAGATTTTGAGCGTTTATGTTAATCGTTATAGGCTCTCCGTTCACATATACTTCACGAAGGTTAGCGCCTGAACCCTTAACGTCCCGGTCTCCCGCAGAAGACTCGCAATCACCTTTGTTATTACATACATGATCGTAGCAGTCGTACAACCGCTTAACAACCCACTCATAATCTTCATTACGCTGCGCCTTCTTGGCGATTTCAACACTTAATCCTTCTTCGATAGCTTTTGCGTTACCACCGACAGAAAGATCAACAAGGGCATCCCATACAGCTAATGCCCAACTTTCAAATGACAACTTTCGTTGACACCCAATCAGTTGATTCCACAAACGAAAACGAGTTTCGCCAAGAACAACAATGCCGTTGGGCTCGATATCGTACTTAGTGTATGATTTACCATCTCCAGGAGCCAATTCGACTTTCTTAGAGATAGTCTCATCGGACATTAAAAGGTGCATTAAACACATTGCACCGTTAGAGAGGGCTTTCTTCATGCTTACACAGTAGTATCGTTAACTGTCAGATGCACATTGGTGCCGTTGACACCTGCGGGCATCTCAACGTTTACAGGAAGAGGCGAGTTGTTCCAAGCATCAGCCACATCCTGAGCCTTCTTCTCGTTCATAGAGATGTCACCCTTCAGAGTGGCGACCATCTTCTTACACACCTCGATATGCTCCTCAAGGTACTGAATCTCCTTCTTCATGGCAGCATTGATGATGGCCACGAGAACCTTGCCGTCGAGGAAGAAGTGATCCTTCTCGCCCTTAATGGCTTCAGATACAGCGTCGGCTGTTGTCTTGCCCATTACGTCGAGAGTGTGCTCGTTGATCGGAAGAATCATGTCAGCGGTACCGTCATCATGCGGATTGATAGCGATACAAACGTCATCGTCAACATCCTTGACTAGGCATACGCCAGCGATCAAGATATTCTTTGCAATGAGACGGCGCGGAGAACGGTTCAGAATGAAGCCCTTCTTCTCACCGGTGTCATACTTCTTCTTCTCAGCCTCGAATTCGTTCTTGTTTACACAGGGCCACGCAAGGCGAACGTCAACCTTGAATATTTGTGTACCCACGTTTGCACCGACTTTAGAGATCAGTTGAGTGTTTCCCGTTACTATGTTCGGGATGACATTTACGTCGATTGTTTTCATTTCTTATCCTATTTGATATCGTGGTTGATCCACCAACGATAAGATTAAGACTTTCCTGCTTCAAGGTGCAGGGTTACCATAAAATAGAAAAAAGTTACATCCGGCTCACCGGCTCTATTTATGGATGTTGGTTGTTGACTTATTTTGTTTTCAGTTGCTGTGCTTATGGGAAGCACCGTTTCTGTTGAGACTAGTTGTATTTCTATATTCCTCTAAGTGAAGCTCAACTCATACAACGGGAATTCAACGATAGAATTATCCTGGCCCATCATCATCAACAGGATCTAAAACTTTAAAAGCTAAATATGCGTATTCAAACGCTAAGTCTATTGAAACCATAATGTTTATTCTTTGTAAAACATGCAATGAATACTTTCCCTTACGGTACTAAATTCATTGTCTTTTCGTCCGTTGGCAAAATTTTACTTTCGTAACTAATGCTCATAGGACCCCGCAATGTAATGTGTAATATCTTTGTTAGTATATTTCCCAAGTTACTTACAAAAAAATCACACAGATTGTTATTTAACCACAGATTTTCTCTAATGTCGCATACTTTAAGGCGTACACTAACTGTTTACCTTTTCCTGTTTTTATCACTGCGTGCGTGTGCAGTACGTGAGGAGTACGTTTCGTTATCGAACGGTCTAGAGCTCCAGAACTCCATTAACCCTACGGCTTGTTTTTGGCTATTGGCATTTGCTTGCCTCATTGTTTATAGTGCGCGAATACTGGAGGAATTCCACCTCATACACCTAGATTTATCACCCACTTTACCTTCTTTGTACACACCGCGAGACAGGCGGTAGTAGTTCCTGCATACGATTATATCACTGCGTCTAATCAGTTGGTAAAGCTGCCTTGCATCATCAATGTATATGACTTTATAGTCCGGACGCACCATCTAGATTTGCTGTCTAGACTTCTGGCCTACTATTTTGTCGATTTGCTTCTCAGGAACGGTTGGCACTCAATACGATATTGCTTCTCATACAACGAGAGCTAACATATACACAACGTAATATACCTATCAGGGGACATCCTTTCGGTCTGACTCAATATAAAATGGCTGCTTAATGCTTATATATCTGTGTATTAATTTTGTTAAACATGTTAATTATCTCTATTGTTTTTACTCATGCTGTTTTTTGTTAGAATCTACTCCTCAAGAGTATACGTTCACGTATAGTATACAGTTTACTACTCTGCCTGGACTATACGATTAGTTTATACAATTGATCATCTAACTATATTTGCACTTTCAAGGAGGCGACTTCTTTCTATACTGGAATGTATAGCTGTCGGATCGACCACCTGGATAAGAATTGATTGACTGTCAAGGAGTCACCTTACTATGCTGCATTTCCTCAATACATAGATCACACTACAACATTAATACTTGCTTACTAGTACATGTTGCCTTTGAAATAGCCTTTCTACGCGGGCTTCATCCGCGCGTCCACCTGGACTTCGGGGGTTGCCCTACCCTGGTAGTCATTCTACTTTTATATACCGCATGAACGACCAAGGCCTGGCGGTCATCTTCAACGTAATCAGCCGTTTTACTCTCCTTTCCCCTACCTATCTTCGCGTATTCACTTCTTCAGATATGTACGTTACCCAGAATAGAAGATGTCAGAATCGAACTGACGAGATTTACATAGGCGCCACATTTACCATGCAGCTTGTGAGTATTATCCTCACAATATACTTTACTCAGATATTTTTCACCCTTCTTACATGTTTTGGAGACATGGAACACTGGCTACAGCTTACTTTGATACATCATCATACTTTTTGGCCAATATGATGTGCAACTCGTGTGACGTTATTCTACTACTATGTATCCTTGTAATAGATCTCACGATACGGTTCAGTTTTGCGCTTCTTGCGACTTACGCGTCTTCCTTACATATATCTCCACATTGCATCCTAGAGTAAAATCTAATAAAGCATAAAGAACTTTACTGGTTGATATATGTGTTAGGGTTGATACAACGCTATCCCTACTTACTATAGATTTTTCTCGTAACCTGGTACCCGTTACGCTATAGCATTTTATCCTACCTTTTGAGTTTCTCACCCGTTGAGCGGGCTAACATATTCTCGGATTAAGTCGTACCATTTAAATTTCGTGCCTGGCTAATGAGACCAGTCCCTTAGGTGCACTAAACAGGTGCCCTTCGGGCTGGGACCACAGTAATTTTACTGTGATCCCCCTGTGGAGTGATTATCGTCTTTAGAGTATACAGTTTGTCCGTCAACAATTAACTGTATAGTAGGAACTTCAGGAGATCTTACATCAGGCTCAGCGGGTTGCTCCTCACGATCCGCAATCTTTGATTTTTTGACAGAGGACTTAGACGTATGCTCTGGAGTGAGCATCACCCAAGCCACATCTGTAACGCCTTTAGGACGATCAACCTTCTGGCGTGTTTTGTTAATTACTAGGACTTCAGGCTGTGGAACATAGACAGTGTCATGCTTCACAGTGTCGTCCGTTAACTGTGTCTTCTTCCCCAGATCCAACTGGAGATCAAGTGGCAACATTGATACCTGACTAACAGGTACAGTAGCTGCACTTAACGTCTGATGCTTAGAAAAGCCCGACGGCGATGTTTCTTTCATATCCAGGAATACTCCTAAGAGTAATCCCATCAAACAGAACATAGTTCCGAGTATAGAAAGAACACAATTTTTTGTTGTCAATTTCATTTTGATAATGATTTACAATGTTGCCGACTACGTTACTATTTCTTCGGAGCTTCCTCGGCCTTCTCCTTCATTTCTGTCAGATTAGCCTCGGTATAAGCGATAGAACGAGACAGAGGATCACGGAACAGATTGATGATGATACCAGCACGCTGCTGAACGTTGTTCAACAACTGGTCTTTATCAACCTTTTCCAAGTCGATACCCTTGTAGTAGGTCTTGATGATGTTGTCTACGATCTGATGAGCCTGCTTGTAAGCTTCGCTCTCAGTATCTTCAGCGTTGTAATTGCTGATTAGGTTGTCAACCTCATTCAGAGACATGGTGTTCATAGTCTCAAGAGTTGCTTTCATCTCTTCGATGATTGCAAGCGAGCGATCCTTCTGACTCTCTCCGTACCTTAGCGCTGTCTTTGCGATAGTAACCTCGTTCTCATCTTTGCTCTCGTCGATGATCTTTTGATTCTTCTTGATCATGCGTTCGCTATCGGCAATAGAGTTGGTTGCTTGTGCAATGACGCTATTGCAGGACCACGTTATCAATGTCTTGACAACGTCAGCCACGAAAGCATCGTCCACGGGATCCTTATCGGTATTCTTAGCGGTACGACGATAAAGACAGAACGGAGTGATGACGGAGCCGGACTTAACCATGAGGTTGCGAAACATCTTTCCAATACCCTCAAGAGCAAAAGGACACGGACCAACGAGCGTTGCAATCTCGTTCAAGAGTTCGCTGCGACTCATGTTCTTCACCTTCTGCAGAGCCTCTTCCTTGTTCTCAGCCCTGTTGGCCTGAATGGTGAGATAACCGCGATAGAAGTTGGTCACAGTGTGAATCTTTCCGTCGGGATTCTCGGAGCTCTTTGCGAGAATGTGAATGAGCGAAGCCTTCAGCTGGTCTTCATCCTTAATCTCTACAGGATTCGTAGTCGGAGTGCTCTTCTCAATCTTCTTGTTCTCCTCCTTGATTTTCTTCTTAGCCTCTTCAGAGACCTCGATAGCAGTGGACGGAACAGTTACCATGCCGTCCTTGTCGGGAGCAGGCAGGGCCTTAAGATTGATGCGCACACCAGTAAACTCTGAGATAGCGTTGATTGCCTCAGGCTGCTTTTCAAGCATGCGCTGTGCAAACTGGCTCTTGTTGGTTTCAACTTCGATAGCAAGTATCGTTGCGAAACCGGCCAGAGTGAACTGGTTGAGTTGCTTTACTGCGTCGTCAGACATACCGTAGTATGCTGCGGCGTTAGGATTGTCGTGCACCATTGTCTTAAGACCGTTTAAGGCCATGACAGTGGCGTCGGGGCTCAGAGTGGACTTTGTAGTTCCTTCCTGAGCAAAGTGATTCATCAAGTCTCCTGTCTGAATCACGTCTATTTTCTGCTGCTTGGCATCATTCTCCTTCTTGAATGCCTCTTTTGCAGCACTTTTCTTATCATTCTTTGCCATTTTTGATAAATGTTAAAGTGTTAAATACTTGAGATTGGTCAGATCTCTTAACTGTAACCGATACTGTTGTAAGATGACTTTCATGAGTCATTTACAATCTCTACCTCATTTGGTGGATTTGGTAGAACGTGGAAGTATTGACTCTGAGTCACCCCAGAGGCATCACTCAAAGTAAAGTTGTACGATGTAGGTAGGTTAGCCTGACTCACAGGTTTCGGAGTTACCTCCACGGATGTTGCCAACGAATCATCCGTAAGTAGGTACATCAATGAACCCAATGTCGTTGGCAACGCCTGTGTGGGCTGTACCTGCATCGTAGTAGCTTTACTTCCCTCGTTGCGACTACTCTTGCAAGAGATAGTAGCAACTACAAAGCCCATCATCAATGACGTGAGCAATGTCCAGAATACCTTATTGCTTTCAAACATACGTGCTATGCAAATAGCAAATATGGTCAAAAGACCAAGGCATACTGCTGTCGTTAAAGCTGCCATAATTTTAAGTAATTGAATGTTTAATCTTGCGCCTAGTTCTCGACAATGTTGACTTAATAGTTCCCTTCGGGATATTCAGCGCTTCACTAATCTCATCAATCTTTAGATTATCACGATAAAACATCTCGAATACCTTACGAGTGGATTCTGGGAGTTTTTTGAATTCGCTTAAGATTTGATTATACGTAATTTGATTGACTAGATCATTTTCTGCATAATCATTAGGCTCATCGTACGACAGTCTATCGTCTTCTGAACCTAACTTCGTTCGCTTATTCTCAGTTTCTCGTAGATAATCTACAGCAATGTGATTAGTTAGTATTCTCAACCATCCTCCAAAGGATTCATAGTTTGAGAACATCGAGAGTTTCTCATACACTTTTAAAAAGACAAAATTAGCCATATCCTTGGCCTCGTCCATATCTTTTATGTAACGGTACAGGATTTGTTCGACAAACCCTTTATATCTTTTAAATAGTGTACTAAAAGCAAGTTCATCACCTGCTTGCGCCTTTTTGATTATCTCAATTTCTTCTTGAGTGATTCTAGGATTCTTCATAATCAAAAACAAATTAACCGGTTATTAAGGTGTCACTCCTGTAACAGACGGTGCTGCGTAGTGCCCTGCTGGAATACCAATCCAGATTAGGTTTTCAGGGCTAAAAT